CTCGGCCGCGGCACTGATCGAGGGCTGAACACCACTGCCGTACAACGGGCTTCCTCCCTCAGCCCAGAATCCGGATTGGCTGAGCTGCAAGTCGATCGTTGCCGTTACGAGTTGAGGTTGCAGGTTCGCATCGCCGGCGTAAATGTGACAGCCAAGGATGCGACAGGGAAACGTCAACTCGAACAGACCAGCTAGCCCGATCACAGGTGCGGCATTGCCACCGTCAAACACAATATTGATCGTGGCCGATGTTTCCGTCTGACGGCGGGCCGCAGTCGGCGAACGCTGAGATTTCCTGAGATTGTTCCGCCACATCTCGACGAGCGCGGGATTCGCCATGCGCTCGGCCGCCTCAAGTGCCCCTGGTAGTGGCATCCGCTACTCGATGTTCCCGCCGATATACGTGATCTGCTGCGAGAAGGCGCCCGACTGGTCAATACTCACATCGACCCGCTGTACCCACATCTTCTCGCCTGTGCCGAGCCGATCGGCCGCACCAGCCGGCCCCTGGACGGTATGCAGTTGACCTGGCCCTACGTCATCGTCCCGCGGCGTGGTCAGCGTGACCTTGACAATCTCTCGGTTGAGCTCGTGCAGCCAATAGTCCGCGACCACCTCGCACGAGATGCCCTCGCCTGCACTCGCCTCGTCCTTCCGCTCGATCATGGGCGACTCGAGCGTGAACACCGCGTTAGGATTGCCGCCACCCTGGAAGTCGTTGGACGATTCAACGTAGTACACGCGCGGGTCCAGATAATCGCCAACCGCGTAGCCGCCCACGCGAACAGCATTGAACGCTTCCTGAACCGAGCGGGACGAGCCGCCATCGCTGATATCCACGCCTTCCTCGAACGTCATGCTCGACGCCGCGCTCGGCCGCGAGGTGATCTGACTTCGGAAGATCGAGCCAGCGAGCGTCTCGAATGTGCGATACCCGAGGCAGATGCGGTCGAGCCGCTGTATGTAGTCGAGCGCAGTCTCATTGATACGCCATGCGTATTCCTCAGGCGCGATGGTGCCGAGCGTCCGCCCCGTACCGCTGATACTGCCGCTCAACCCGACCCGATTCAGCACCGCGGTTACGATTTCCTCATCCGTGCCCGAGGATGCGCCGAGCAGCTCGAGCAGCGACAGTCCCGTTTCTGGATTCACCGTCTCATCGTCCAGACGGTACTTGGCTGCTTTCCAGAGGTTGCCGCGGCCGACCAGCGTAATCGCGCGTGGGTACAGGCTGAAATCCTTCTGTGCGAGCACGCCCGAGAATCGCGTGCTGCCGTTCATGTTGATGACGAGCGGATCGTAGTAGCTGCCGCTCGGAATGCTGGCGCAGACTACGGTTGCCTCGGCGTAGGACAGGTCGTAGCCGATGCTGACGCGTGCTGACAATGGTTGCGTCACGGTATTTCCATTGAGCGTGACGCCGAGCGTGGTCGTGCGAACGGTGCCGGTCATGCTGAAGTAATCACAAACTCCGCATTACCACGTTGCTGCCCATCAACCTGAGTGGTCGGCGCCGTGAGACTCAGCAGCGTAGCGGTTTCGGAATCATGGAGCTCCACGGCAAGCGTGCCGGATACGCCGATCTTGGTATGCAGCGTGCCCCAGTCCGTAGCGTTCGCTACTACCAACCCAAACGACCAGAACAGCGGTCGACGGCCCGCGCGATCGACGAAGAAGTTATCGCCGCCGGGAATCTCCTGAATCGCCACGCGGCCCTCGCGCCGTTCCTGAAACGTCGCCCCGTCGACCGTGAACGTCACCCCGTCAAAGCTCGCCATCAGGTGCTCGCGATGAAGGTCTGGCCTGGCACGCCAAGGATAGGCGGCGCCTCAGACTGCCGCTCAGCGGCGATCATGGCGTTGAGCACCGCATTCTGAACCTGTGCGGCGAACGCCTCGGCCGCCGTCTGGTCGGGCACGCTCGGATTGTTTATGGTGACCTCAACATTGTTGGTAGCCGCGCCAGGCCCGCCCGCGCGAATACCCGCCGCCTGCTGCTGAAGCGCTAACTCGGCGCCTCGAATGGCACCGCCAATATCGCCGAGTCCTGGCAAGCCGAGCGTTTCGAATAAGCCCGCCATGATCCGCAGGAACCCGAGCAACGGTTGCAATACGTTGTCATTGATCCACTGCCCGAATGCCTCAAGCTTCGGTCGGATGTGCTGTTCAAAAAACGCGCCGATCTCACGCGCCACGCGCTCCACGATCGAAGCGACTAAGCCCCAAATGGTGACGTTGAAACTCACGAACCGTCCGAGCAATCCCATCAGGAGTTTGAGATGCTCCACGGCGATTTCGAACGCCTTTCCGAGCACAGGTCCGACTACATCTGCTACTTGCTTCAGAATCGGCCCGATAGTTTCGAACGCCTGGCCGATGATCGGTCCGAGCGGCTCGAGTAGTGCTTTGATGAACTCGAATGCAGTCTGAATCTTCTTCAGGACTGGCAAGACCTTGCCCTGAATATCGCCCGCATTGGTAATCCACGCCGCAGCCAGAATACCGATAGCTGTTGCCACCAACCCTACTGGTGTCAACAATCCGCTGAGTATGCCGGCCACGATGCCTAAGCCGAAGATGACGGGTCCGATGGAGGCCGCCAGGCCAAAGAACGTCTCGATCTGCTTGCGCGTCTCGGGCGACAATTCCTGAAACGCCTTCACAATCTCCTGAATACGCGGGATCACCTGCGTTCGGAAGATGCCCATGACTTCTAGAACGTCTTGCCTGACGGTATCCCAGACCTTGAGAAACTCCTCTTGTAGCGTGTTGACCAGCAACTGCCACTGAACTGCCGTCGTCTGAGTCGCGCGCCCCGCTTCTTCCTGTAATGCCTTGTTCTCGCCCCATGCGGTATTGGATACGTCGAGTGCCTTCTCGAGCACGTCGCTCCCCTGCGCCAGACGCAGCAAGGCATCCCGCATCCTTGAATCATCGATGCCAATGTCTTCGAGCGCTGACAGCGCCGCTGCTGGCCCTTCGGCCGCCTTGATGCGCGCGATGCCCTCGATGATCCGCACGAACGCCTGAGATGGATCGGTCTGCACCAGGTTCTTGAACTGGTCGATGGTCAGGCCGGCCACGCCCGCGAACTTCTCGAGCCGCCCGCCTGCACCTGCTGACGCCGATTGCAACTTCACCATGTCCGCACGCGCCTGCGACAGCTCGCGCTCGTACTTGGCAATCTGCGCCGTGGTCGCCTCGACCTGGCTCGCGGGCGTGTTGCGACCAAACTGCTGCATCCGTGCTCGCGCCGTCTCGAGCGATGCCGACAGGTCGGTAATCCTGTCCTGCTGCTCGCGGAGCTTCTTCGCGTTGGCATCGCTCGCCTGACCGGCGCCCGTGGTCGCCGCCACCATCTCGGTAAAGAACTTGCTCACCGCGGTGCCGCCCGCCTCAGCGTTCACGCCAAGTGCGGTTAACGCCGAAGCGATGCCGAGAATGTCTTGAGTGCTCACGCCAACCGTCGACAGTGCGCCCGCGAGGCGTTGCGTCAGTTCGATAATCTCGGTTTCCGAGCCAGCCATCTTGTTGCCGAGGTCAACGATGGCACTGCCAAGATTCTCAAATTCAGCCTCGGGCGTGCGCGTGATCGCCGCGATGCGCGCCAGGTCGGTCGTTATCTGTTCCTCGGCAATGCCCGTCGCCACGCTCATCTGAGACACAATGCGCGTGAAGTTGAGCAGGCCGTTTACGCCCTCGATGCCGACCTGAGCAGCCACCGATGCGATCTGCGCCAATTCAGCCGCGGTCTTGCCGCCACCGGCTTCGGTGGTCGCCATCGAGCGAATGCCCGCCTCGAGCAACGCGAATTCTTCTTCGGTCAGGTCGGCCGTCTTCCGCACGCGCGTAAAGGCTGTCTCAAACTCGGTGCCGAACTTCACGACCGCGGCGCCCACGCCAACAATCGGCGCCGTTATCCCTTTGGTGAGCTCGCCGCCAACCGATTGCAGCGAGGATGCCGTTCGCTGCATAGCCGACTGCACCGTATTGAGCCCTTGCGCCACGCCCGCCACATCGGCGCCGACCGTGACGAACATTTGCGCTATAGAAATCGCCATCAGATCGACCTATGATGGCGCGCCATGCGCGCTGTTGGCATCGTCACCCTCGTAATCCTCGGACTGATCGCTCTCGGTTCGATCCTGGGTCGATTCGTGCCCGCACCTCCGCCACAGCCTGAGCCACCCCCGACGCGCCTCACCGTTGCCATCGCGACCAACGTGCCGCGCACATCGACACCCGTGCCACAACCGACCGCACGCCCGACCATCTCGGGCCAGGTTCCCATCGGCACTAAGACACAATTACGCAGTGGCATCAGTCAGGTTCACTTCGCGACCGACCTCGCCGCGGCCGAGGAATGGTGGCAGTTCTCGCTCGCCAACAATCAGCGCGCCCAACGTGAGATGATCGACCGCGCGCTCGTCTTCCCTGTAGTGGAAGGTACCCGCGTCGAGGTGCTCGAGCACGCTAGCCTGTATACGCGGGTCAAGGTAGCGGAGGGTCCGCAGGTCGACCGCATCGGTTGGGTACGCGCGACGTACGTGCCCTAAGCCTTCGCCCGCCGCTGCGCCCGCTTGGCCGCCTCGCGCTCGCGTCGTGCCTTTTCGTTTAGATACGCGATCCACTCCATAAACTCGCGCGCCGAGACTCGCTGACGCATCTCGGCGACTGGCATATGGAGCAGCTCGGCGATAACAAACTCAGCGTACTTCTCATGGTTCGTCCGGAACGCTTTTCTCGGCCTCGACGATAGCCTCGCGGGTCATCCCCGAGATATCCATGATGCGCTGCAATACACGGTCAATGGCGCCCGCCGACTTGCCTCGAAGCTCAGTCATCTGAATTGGCGCGAACTGCGGATCAATAACGCCATGAATGAAAATCTGCAATTCGAGCCGACCAGCGTCGACCTGGCCGTTCTTGGGGTCGGTCGCCATCTGCCGCAACTCTTGCTGACGCTGCTTCGTGAACCCGCGGATACGAACGCTGCCGCCCCACTCGGGCACCTCAACGTCTTCCTCGCGGATATCGTTGGCCGCCAGGATATCGGCAACGCTCAGCCGCTTCGTGGTTTCCAATGTTCCTACCGCGTGGCCATTTGACTCGGACATAGCCTACCTTCTTAGTACGTGCCGTAGGTTACCGCGCCGCTCACCACGAGCTCAGCCGTCCACGTATTCGGGTTCTCTGAGTCCGACTCGGTTTCGTAACTTGCGACGTAGACCTCGGCCGACATTTTAGGCAAGCCTGTTGTGCCGCCGGCAGGCCCATGCTCAAAGGTGCGCGTCACTGGCGATGCCGCCGCCTGGGCTGTCGTAAACATGGCGTGTACGGTCGGATCGAAGCCGCCTTCGAGCGTGAACGTCGAGGCGACCGGGCCGACCATCTGCGTTACCGCGGTGCCGCCCTGCGGTCGAATCTCGGAAATCTCGCGCTCGGACGAGAAACTCACGTTGGTGAGATATTGAGAGATGGCAGTTAGCGCACCGCCCTCGCTGGCGTCGATGCTGGTTACTGCCTGAGAGCCATGCGAGAATGCCATAGCTGGTCAATCCTCCCTTTAGGTTGAGCCGAGGCGAGTCACGCGCGCCGTGACCGATGTTCCTGATGAAAAGGTCATATGCACCGCGCCCGAGGAATCCTCAGACGTATCGTTGAACAGCGCGGTATCGAACGGCCCGATCCATTTGGCCGTGCCGTTGGTGACCGATACATCCTGATTGGCGATCGCGTAGCCCTGGTAGGTGAGCGCAGTCTGAATCGTGACCGTGATCGGGGCGCCGCCGCCGTTGTTGATTTCGACCACCTCGCGGCCCGTGTTGGTGAATCGGTTTCCGTTGGTGCCATCGACCGCGGTCGCCGATGGCTGCACCGTGCCAGTCTTGGCCGAGGTCGTGACGGTGAGTGCTGTAAATGCCATACCTATTCCTTCGCCTTTACTGGCTTGTGCGCTGCTGGCCGCAGATCGTTAGGTAGCAGGCTGATGCGCGTGTTGCCGCCACACGTC